ACTAAAATATTTATATCATCAATATGCATTAATGACTCGATAACCGATATCAATTTTTCATTCCCATTAAAATCTTCAATGTAATAAGGTTTGTATTTTGATATAAAAGATTCGTCACTACTAGTTTGATGACGATTTTGTGCAAAAAAATGACTCATTATATTTAATGATATAACTATTTTATGTTGATTTTACGATAAAAATTTTTTACGGTTAATTATAATATAAAAAACTGGATGCTATAATATAAATATGTCGCATTATGATATTTTAGAAGTTGATCAAAAAGCAAGTGCTACTGAAATAAAGCAAGCATTTAGAAAAAAAAGTTTGATATATCATCCAGATCGGAATAAATCAAGTGATGCTCATGAATATATGACAAAAATAACGGAAGCCTACAATATTTTAGGTGATAAAGATAAAAGACGTCATTACGATATGGAATTAAAATTAGAAAAGAACCCTTTTGGTTTTTTTCCTGCAGGTCTTGGTATGCCTTTTATGCGAGCAAATACAATGGATGATGTAAATCCTGATATAAATGACTTATTTTCGACCTTATTTGGTGGAATGATGCATCCAGATATGCAAGGAGATGATAGTGGAATGCCAAATATTCGTATTTTTCATGGTGGAATGCCCCCTGAAAATTTATTTGGGAAAAATTCAATGCAAAACTTCATGAAACCCGAACCGATTATTAAAACATTGAACATATCTTTAGAACAAGCATATGATGGTTGTAGTGTTCCTGTTACTATAGAACGAACTATTATGATAGGGGATACAAAAATCCAAGAAGAAGAAAATATATATGTGGATATTTATCCAGGTATTGATAATAATGAAATTATTACTTTAAAAGACAAAGGCAATGTCACATGTGAGCAAATAAAGGGAGATGTAAAAATATATATTGCCATTCAAAATAATACATCCTTTAGTAGAAACGGATTGGATCTGATTTTTCATAAAACACTTTCATTGAAAGAATCGTTGTGTGGATTTTCCTTTGATATTATTCATCTAAATAAGAAAAAATTGGCATTTAATAATAAATCCAAAACATCCATTATTAAACCTAATTTTAGAAAAAATATACCAAATATGGGCATGAAAAGAGATGGTAATGTAGGTAATTTAATAGTAGCATTTGATATTGTGTTTCCAGACAGTTTATCTGAAGAACATACGGAAACTTTATCTGCAATTTTATAAATTCATGATTCAATATAATGGTTTCTTTTGTTTCCATTCAATATTGTTTTTATGTTTATCTTTTAAATCAATTGTTAGTGCATATTTGTAAAAATCATCAGCGTAAAATTTATTCCATGTCCAAAAATTATAACGGTAACTAATAAACAATATTTCTCTGATTATTTTGTTGTAATTGTTTCGATATATGTTATTATAACTTAGAATTACATCAATTAATTCATCGGGTAATTTTAAAAAATTCATTATATAAATAATAATGAATTTTTGCTTATGATTTAACTAAATAATTAGGAAGAAATTCTTTTAGTAGGAATATTCACATCTACCAAATAAATAGAGTTTTCAGTAGCAATAATGTATTCACTACCTGTTTTGTAAATTTTGACGATAGGACTGGTATATTCTTCCTCACTTTTTACCAATAGTTTTTCATTGTTCTCTTTTACCCCGATTAAAACAGTTTTGTCTAAAGAATCATTCCAATAATCTAACATGATTGGTTTGTCATCAACAATTGCCAATTTGGAAGCGTGTTGCAAAGTTTTTACGTCTGGAAGGCGATAAGATTCGCTATTTACTGCCGTTTGAGAAGATTTCATTTCAGCTAAAGCACTCATAATTATAAATTAATAAATCAGTTTTATTTAAAATATTTGACGCAAATAATATATATTTCTAAATATATGTTATGGAGAATCCAAATTATAATCTAGCGATTATCGAATCACATGTAAAACATTTAGAAAAGTACCTTTATGACGCAGACAAAATAGAATGTTCAAATGAAATGCACAAAGACGTAATTATTTATAATGGATTCAAATCAATTATTCAACTATTATCTATATTACATTTGATAAAAATGACAGAGGAGCAAATTAACTCTTATTTAGAAAAAAGTTATATTTTATACGTTGAATATGCTGAACAAGTATATTTAAAAAAAACAGATAGTTATCATACTCCCACTATGTTTGTATATAATGTATTGATTGGTAATATATCATTAAATGCTTACACTGAAAGTGAGAAACAAAATCTTAATAAAACAGGTCTCACACCTTTTATGCGAAAAATGTCCGTTTGGAATGAATTATTATTATATTGGAATCATGACCATTTAACCACTTTACAGAGAATATATTTTACTAAAAATTTTCTAAAATCTTATTTGTTATTATTTACAGCCAAACAATTTTTTGAATTATTTCGTGTGTTTGAACAAATCCAAGGATTTTTTAAAAATGAGCAAACCATATTTGACAAATATAATACGTTTTTGACTTCTTTTCATAAATATGTATCAAAACAAACTAATGAATTTACAAAAGAATTTGTTGAAAATCTAGTATTCGAAAAATTTGTTCGTCATAAAGAAACGTTTGAAGAAAAATTTTATCAAGTTGAAAATATAAAAAATATGGATGATTTAATTGAATGGGTTTTTACAATGGATGAATAAACGTTTTAATTCACAATATTTTTATATTGTGCATTAGATATAGTTATTGTTTTTTTTCTAATTTTCGGTTGTTTTTGTTTTACTGTTTGTATTTCACTTTGACTATAAATACTACAATATTCTGTTTGCAAAATGGTTTTAATATATTCATATACAAAACGTAATATTTTTTCAGTGCAGTTACCTACAATTAAACAACTACCAGTTCGAAAGATCATAAATGATACTTCTGTGTATTTTTTGTTATCATTTAGTTGAGTCATCGTTTGACTCGAATCTTTATGTGTAATAATGCCCTTTTGCAATTCATTATCAAAACCATAATCATGATTAAAGTAAAACTTACATTTTACACCAGGGTAACTACAAGGATCGTATGCTGATTCGATTTTATATTTGCTTCGCAAGATAGAATACAATGATTCACGATTAATATAAAAGCCGCAATTAAAATTTGAATTAATCAATACATTGTTTTCTTCTTCATTTTCTACAAAATCTAGGTCTTCTGATATAATTGGTCTTAAAATAGATAAAATCATCAAACGTGTGTTATGTAAAAGAGTGTCATTTAATATACCTGGTATTTCCATTTTACCAGTGTTAAATATTTTCACATGTATTTCGTGGAATTCATCATTATATACGAATCGTAATATGAGTGCAAAACAATTATAGAACGCATTTTTTACTTTACCACGACAATTCATAATATCTTTTTTTGACATACCCACTGTGATTTTTCGTTCGTCTTTGAATTTATTTCTTCGTGCGTTTGGATTATCAATTTGTTTAATTATATGTTCATTGTAATATTTAATATATTGTAATTTTTGTTGATATTTTTCGAAATCTTCTTTTGTATGATTTACTATTTTCATTTGTTTTTTGATTACTCCTGCGCATGGTTTCCAATAATCAATAACGGAAATATCCCAAAATATATTTTCAATATCCACTGGTTTATTTAAGAATAGAACCTTGGTAGTAGTGGAAATATAAAGATCGTCACATTTAGGCAAAACGGTTTCTTGTTTATCATATTCTATATGCATGGATTTGTCACTATTTACTGCTGCAATATCATCTGTGTTATTTAAAAATGCTTCCCATTCTTCATCTACTATATTTAACGTCATTGTTGTTTATAATGAAGTTAAAGTCTTTATGTTATTTCAATTTTATTATTAACTTGTTCAAATTTTTTTCTACTAATATGTAAATGATAACGTGCCAAAGTGATTGTAAAAAATCATTAACGAAAGATAAACGCTCTCCTGAAAAAACGATTCGTCTACCTGATCCGTCTAGAGTGACACCTACTCAACCTATTGCTATTAAGAACAATTCCGGTGACAATTTGGCAGAAATGTGCAATTTCACACCTTCTGTTCATGCTAGCACACCTCCTGACAAATATTTTATGCAGAATTTGAGACGACGCATGGGTGCGATTTAAAATCCAGGTTATTGCGTTTTACTATCATAAACTGAATAATATCTTGCATGTTGGCATTTGTTGTATGAATAATTTTTTTCATATATTGAATACATTCGCTGTCTAATGTAACTAATTTATAACGAATTATATGATTAAAATAACATTGCAATAAATGTTTTTTATCAATATTATATTCAGTACTAATTTTAGAAATATGATTTATAATATCAATTTGTTTTGTAGTATTATCACAAAACATGTTGTGCATTTCATCTAATATTACAGGGTTCAATATATTCTTGTTCCATTCGTTTAATTTGAAATTTTGATTTAATTGTAAGAAATTGATCATACTTCGAATATCTGATTTATACATAGATTGTATTGTATAAATAGCTTCATCTGAAATATTAATTTTTTCTTTACTTACAATTGTTTTAATAAAAGCAGTGATTTCATTTTTTGGTAATTGATTGAAACGAACACCTATAAATTCATTTTTTAATGGTTCATCGATTTTACTAATGTAATTACATATTAAACAAAAACGAACTTTTGTAGTAGTAGTTTGTAATAAATATTTTAATGCTTGTTGTGCATTTTTTGTCATATAATCTACCTCATCTAAAATAACAAATTTAAAACCTGTTTCAAATAAATTCATCGATTTTACAAAAGAATGGATTTGGTTGCGAATAATATCAATTCCTCTTTCGTCAGATGCATTTAAATGAATGACGTTCCCTCTATTTATTTTTCCGTGTTTTTTTTGATATTCTTGGATCAAATTAATGATGGTTGTGGTTTTTCCTGTTCCCGGGGGACCATAAAACAGTAAATTAGGAAAATGATCTTTCTGAATAATTTGTTTAAATAATTTTCGATTGATTGAGTCTAAAACAATGTTATCAAAATGTGTAGGACGATATTTTTCTACCCATGGAATGTCTTCTTTGGTTTCTTTCTCCATTATTATTTTTATCGAATTTATCCGTTATATTGTTTTTATAATAATTATAAAATTGATTTGTTTAAATAGAATTATTTTTGTCTTTATAATTATTATAATGAGTAAAGATGTTGGTCATTTATCGATTTGCTGTGGTTGTATGTTTTCCGGAAAAACATCATGGTTAATGGGTCAGTTTAAGAAATATTCGTATATTGGAAAAAAAATTGCAGTCATTAATTATGCAGATGATAAACGTTATCATGATTCTCATTTATCAACACACGACAAACATATGATCCCTTGTATTCAGTGCCATTTATTAAAAGATGTATATGATGACATGATAAATGCCGACGTAATTCTTATTAATGAAGGACAATTCTTTCCAGATTTATATACAATAGTTTTAGAAATGGTAGAAGAAAAACATAAAATAGTTCATATTGCAGCATTAGATGGAGATTTTAAACGAAATGTGTTTGGTGAAATATTGCAGTTGATTCCAAAGTGTGATGATTATTTGAAATTACATGCTTTATGTGCCAAATGTAAAGATGGTACAAAAGCTTCGTTTTCACATCGTATAAGCACTGAAAATGAACAAATTAGTATAGGATCTGATAATTATATTCCACTTTGTAGGAAATGTTATGAAGAAATGAATGTTGTCTCTTCGAGCAACGTAAGACAAGAATGCATGGAATGTGCTTAATATATATTCAAAAACAATTTAAATAATTAACCGTTTTTTTTGTAAAGGAATGCCAAGACCAAAAGGATCTACTGGAATTGCTAAGAAAAACAAACAACTTAAAACAAGCGAAAGTAATGAAAATATTCAAATTTCATTGCAAGATGGACAGCAACCACAACCCGAAGTGAAAAAACGTGGGAGAAAACCAAAGGGGGGGAAACTCATTTCTAAAAATAATACAGAAACAAATAGTGTTCCTGTTCCTACAAATGTGATTTTACATTTGAAATGCTCATTAAAAGATATAGAAAGTGATAATAATGTTATTGGAGATCCAATGAATTATAATGCATCTGTTCCACCCGTTATTAAAGCCTATGATCATACAACAGAAAACCAGTTCTACGAATTAAATAGTAAGACCGATTTACATGAAACCAATGCATACAAGGAGAATGTAAATAATATCGAAAATAAAATGACAGAAGTAAAAGAAACCGTTCAACAAGAAGATGTCAATATGAAAGATATTAATCAAAAACTCAAACAATTGAAGGTTAATTTATATAAAAATCAAATGGATGAGAAAAAGTCAGCTTGTTTTTGGTGCACCTATGAATTCGACAACCAAACATGTTACATACCTCGTTATGAAAATAATGGAGATATATGTGGATATGGATCATTTTGTCGTCCAGAATGTGCGGTTGCTTATTTGATGAAAGAAAATATAGACGATTCGACCAAATTTGAACGATATCATTTGTTGAATAGTGTATATAGTAAAATATATGAATACAAGAACAATATTAAACCGGCACCAAATCCTCATTATTTGTTGGATAAGTTTTACGGTAATTTGAACATACAGGAATATCGAAAATTATTAAACAGCGAACGTATGTTAATGATTATTGATAGTCCTTTGACGCGTATTTTACCCGAACTTCATGAAGATACCGACGATTTTACTGCAGGTATTTACGGTGGAAATAAAGGAAGCGCTACACAAGCCGGTGGAGTTTATAAAGTAAAACGTCAAAGTGAGAAAACACAAAGTGTAAGTAAAGCTGCTATTATGAAAGAACGGTTTGGTATGACAAATTAAATTTATGATGAAATGAACATAAATTTAATTCAAAGTTTGTTTTACTATTTTTCAAAACAATATAAAAAGGATCTCTTAAGTACCCATAAGGAATTGTCCAAGAAGATGAGTTCTGTTATAAAAATGCGCACAAACGAAGAAAATCGTGTTCATGCCGATCGTCAAATTCCACTTCTAATGGTAGATATTATGTATGAATTTTTAGGTAATATGAGTGGTTTTATACGTAAATGGCATTATGATGAATCTGAAAAAACTCTTTATATGTATCATAATGACAAAGGTTTTTCAGTACAAGACGAAAAAGCTATTACAGAAAAAAACTCTTCGGGTAATAATTCACAAACCGTTGGTTTGAATGGACATGGTTTTAAAGTTGCTTTGGATCGTGTTTTGTCAAAAATTAAACGATGTATGGTAGTCTCTATAAATACACAACGAAAATGCACTATTGGTCATTTTGATTATACTCAGTGGGAACATTGTAATATACAAAATGAAGTGGCAAGTATTTTCCAGAAAATGGAGATCAATGAACAAGACGGTGGTTCATTATTTGTAATTCCTTTTAATGAAGAATATCATATATTATACATGAAAGAACAAGAAATGTTGAGAAAAAAAGCACTATTAATGTTAAATATTAAAATTTCCGAAAATAGAGTACAATTTTACTGGAATAATGAATCGCAAAACATTGAAAAAATCTGTCCCGATGAAGGTTGTGTTACATTACATGTAGATTTTGGTTATGATAGTAAATCTGAAATATTAAATGAAAATCACAAAAAAACACCGTTAATGCGTATTAATAATTATGAACAATTAGATGATTCTATTAAAACTATATTACCAAGTCCATATATTGTGTTGGGTAAAAATGTTATTACATCATGTAAAATAGATTACCAGTTTCGTTCCTTTGAAAATTTAACAATATATTTAAATGCAGTATCAAGTAATATTAACTCAGTACTAAATGAAAAAGATAAAGATGGGTTTTTAATTTATATTAATGATGAATCTATAGTACATAAACCTTTAATTAAAGGATTAAAGGCACAACATGGTATTGAAGAAAAAACATATGGTGGAAAACCCCGATTTAGTATTCATATTTCTAAAACGTCAAATATGTATTTTATACCTACGGATAAATCAAACATTAAAGAAACAACAAAAGGAGAACATATTCAAAAATTTGTTCATCAATTTAGTACTCAATATTTTACACAAAGAAATAGTAATGATGAAATAGAAAATGAAATTGCTAGTTGTGATGACGAAGACAGTGACAACGATGAATATAGTGAAAATAATGAAATACTAACGCAAGATATTAGTCCTCGTTCT